CATCATCTTTTCTTTAACACCTAGGTCTGTTGGGTCTGCCATAACGCTGAACATAGTATAGGCAGCCTTGGTGGAAGACTGTGAGATAAACTTCTTTGTTCTGTCTACAATTTCGTCTTCGATAGACGCTACAATTTGAGCAGTAGCCACACCTTCGGCGTATCCTGCAAGCTTCTTAGCTTTAACAGGATCGCCTTTGGCTTCGTCAAACAGAACGTCTAAGAACTTCTGCTGTTTTTCAGTTAGTGTTCTGCCCATAAATTGTACGCCTTATTTCAGTTCGTGAAATACCAATATCACGTAGCTCTTTGTTTGACATATTCTGGAGAATCCAGAAGTCTGCACGTCTTTGTTGAGAGTCTTGGATTGATTTTAGTGCTGAACTTGCCCATACTTTAAACATGATAGTCTCCGTTTGTATCTGATCTGTGGTTGAATTAACCACCGGAGACTAGTTTTACACATATAGTTATATCATACCACAGATAATAATGCAACCCCGCTATGCGTTACCTGTTAGGGTTGTACATCTCTTTGGCTGACATAAACACTTCTAAAGAAGCACTGGCACCGTCAAAGGCTAATATCTTATCACCTGCGTGTAAGAATAACCTGTCTGACGTTATGACGTTATACACATCTTTACCAGCTATAGCTTTATCGTTTAGTATGTGGTGATACGTATTTGTATCTGCGTGATACCACTGTAGACTTATATTGTGATTAGCAGTATCACCATTAGTAACATGCAGGAATACTATCTCTGCATCAAAGTTAGCAGGACATACGTACAGAACATCAGCACTAGCACCGCCTGACGTAGCGGTAACTGTTAGACCTTTTGTTACAGTGTTATATGCACGAGCTACAACCATTACTTTTTAATAACCTTCTTAACTGTCTTAACTACCCAAGCTTCGTTAACTTCTGTATCAGGGTCATCAGCAATGAAATGTCCATTCTCATCTCTTGCTCTTTCCATAGCTAACTCTTCTTGAACCTGTTTCTTTTTCTTTGGGGCTACTTTCTTTTTTGGTTTGTCCTGACCTGCCAAGAAGTCTAGGACAGCAGCATCTTTAGTTTGCCACTCCCCATAGACTTTTTCTGCAAGAACATCACCACGAGGGCTAACAACTTTATCACCTTCAAGTTTAAACACTATCAGTACTTACCCTCCACGCCAAACTTCTTCTTGTGTTGAGCAACACTTTCCTCCTTGTATCGAGTAGTGTACTTCTTGTCCTTCCAAGTAAAAGTAGCATTACCAGACTTACGGTTTCTAGCGAATGCCTTACCAAAGGACTCGTCAGTAGCTGGTCCTGCTGCAGGACGTTTTTTAGGGCGAAGTGACTTCTTTGGTGCTGCCTTAGTAGGAGCATTCTTCTTAGTTTCTGCTGCCTTCTTGTTTGCATCACTTTGTTTCTTTGTTGTCTTAGGTAAAGGTTTCTTAGTTGGTTTTTTATCATCAGAAGGAGGAACCAATACCTCAGGTGTAGACATGTCAAGGGCACCCAACTTAGTGCTTGGGTTACGCATGGCCTTAGGGTTCACACCCACAATACGAGAACCACTTGGTCTTCCAGGTGCATTCCTGTTAGGTGTGATATCCTTCATTGGGCGACTAGGGCCGGAACTACCGCTACCTGAACGGGAAGCCTTAGGCTTAGCTACGCTTGTACTTGGTTTTGGTTTTGTATTCGTGGAAGGTACCCTAGGCTTACTACCTGGTTTGGTTGTTGCAGGTGGTCTAGGTGCAGTTCTAGGAGCGGCTGGGGCTGTGCTTGACCTAACCGCAGGCGGGTTAGCCTTCGTTGTTTTTGGGGGCTTTGACCTTAAGATACTAGAAACATTATTGGGTGTTACACTTGTCGGTGGTTTCTTTAAGTTTTGTATCTGACTCTTTGTAAGTCTTTTAGCGCCTTTCTTGACTAAGAGATCAAGAACTTTTTTAGTGCCTACACGAAGAGCTGCTCCGCCAAGCATAACGACTACTGGAATAAAAGCTGGCATTTCATTTAACCCTTATAAGATGCGCCGCATTTGGCTACGCCACCTGCTTTGTAGCCCATTGTTTTCTTCATACCACCCTTCGAGTAACCCATCTTCTTGGCTACTGCTGGTGCCTTTTTCTTTAGTGCTTTCATGCCTGCGTTCATTGGAGTTTTCATTGCTAGGGTACCTTTTGCTGCTCTGAATGGTTTTACTTTTTCTGATATCTTCTTAGGCTGTTTGACAAACTGCTTACCTTTAGCAGTGCCTTCTCTCTTAGCTTTTGTTGTTGCTGCGTACTCTGAAGAAGACAAAGACTTAATAGCTTTCTCTGGGAGATACCTCTCGCCAGTCTTAGCACTAGGCTTTCCACTCTTTGTACGCCACTTCTGCTTTGTCCAGTTCTTTAAAGACTTCTGGGGTTCCTTCATGAAGTGTACCCTCCGCCCTTAGCTTTGTATTGCTTTGCAACCATCTGTGCTTTTCTTGCTGACCATTGTCCAGGCTTACCACCTTTTCCACCCGCCTTAACCTTTGAGACAAGGTTCTTACGCATAGTGGGCTTTGTGTAGTTACCGGCAGCATTTACTGTAGATTTCTTTTTCTGTGGCATTAAGTACTTACTCCAATTTCTATACAGATAGGTAAGGCATAACTCCCTTTAGACATCAAGTAAGATGACATGTTGTACGAGTTAGCTTTACACTCTTTCTCTGTCCTGAATAATTCCTTTGAGTTAGCCATCACTTGACAGGAAAATGCAGAATCACTGGTGCAAGCAAGGACAAGCGCCATCCACATTACATTAAGTCTTCGTCAAAGCCCATGTCTTTACAGTCCCAAGCTTGACAAGAAGCGTCCTGAGAACACATGAACAAAAACTTCATACAGGCACCCATACCCGCTTCAGCATTTAAAGCCTTAAGGGTCTTGGCTCTGTTGTTAAAGTAATGGCAGTTACCACACTTCTTAAGTTTAGCATACTCAAGTTCTTTATCCCAAGCCTTAGCGAGGTCTTCTTCTGAAGCACCATACATCCAATACTCTTCAGCACGGTCTTTATTCTTGGGGTCTACGTCAGGTGTATCGCCACCTATCATTAAGCCGACTTTCATCATAGTATCACCACTTCACCTTGTCTGCCCAGTAGGCTGCGCTTAGTTTACCTTTTTTAATATTCTTTGCGTGTCTTGCCTTAAAGCTAGCACGTTTCTTCTTCATCTTATCGGACTCACCTGACTTAGGCTTACCTGCTGTGGATGCACCCTGCTCACCAAACCTGATAAGCTTAATTGTGTCGCCTTCCTTAGCAAGGACCGCATGAGACTTTGTAGGATGCTTAGGGGTTCTCTTAGGCTTATTGTAGCCTGCGAACTTCTCACCTCTGTACTCGATAGCCATATTACATCAACTCAAAGTGAGGACCATCAATAAAGGGTCTTCTACCTTGAGACCTTCTTAAGTCCACGTAAGCCATCATAGCATCTTCAGACGTGCCTGCATAGTCCCTAATGTCACCTTCTGACCAGGCTGCACCCCACTTGATTGCTACACCAAGTTCCTTAGCAGCCTCTTTCATTGCGTCACAGAGGTCATCATAGACATTCAACTCCCAACAGCCCTTGCCATCTACATATGCCATAAGGTCTACTGCTCTACCCTCTAGGTGCTTGGACTTCATAGTCTGAGACTTGCCAGCAGCTACAAGCTTTTCTTGCTCCTCTACAGTCCTTAAACCATAGATAACCCCGAAGTCTACTTTAGTTAGTTCAATGGCACGTTTGACTACAGACACGAGCCTCTCGTCTACGCCATCCATCTTAGTTAAGCTACGGTTGGAAAGTTTAAATGCCATGTTACTTCTTACCTGTAAAGAATTTAGATACTGATCTCATACCAATGCTAGCACTAACGATACCACCCAATGAGTACTGGTACCATGTAGGCATAGACTCAAGTGCTGTAAAGCCAGCCTGTACGATCTGGTTACCCCACTCACCACAGAAAGCTAAGATAAGGGGGATGCTAAATAGAAGAGTAATCCACTCATCCTTCCAGCTGTTCTTTGTGCTGTCCATTGCAGCTATGTCCCAGTCAAGCTCACCAGTTGCTTGCTTCACACGGATCTCTGCGTTGGCCTTCTGCACTGCTACCTTGCTGTCAAGATACGTGGAAGCTAGTCCACCTACCGCACCTATAAGTTGACCTATCATTTGTTATAACTCTCTTCGTGTACTACACGTGTTGGGGTTACAGTAGTCTTAGACTCTTTGCCCATCCAGATGCCAAAGCAACCAGTTAGAGCACCCATACAGACTGATACAAGTCCTGACTGTGCTACACTTGGATCTGGCAGTGACATAAACCAGTGTACTGCTTGGTAAGTCAATACAGTAACCGCAAGCATCATAAGCCTAGGTAGTACTTTCCAATCGTCTAACACTGTTTTAGCCATTAGTCTTCCCAGTCTCTTGTTCTCTCAGGATCTAACACATTATATGCACTTAACATACCTTCTAAGTACATCGATCTTTCCATTCTGTCTAAAGTAATCCACTCACCTGAATGATTGTAATAAGCTTCCCTAGCATAAAAGACTGAACTGTGAGGGATGTGTACCCTTCTTAGTATCTTCTCATTACCTTTAGCTAAAGCCAAGTAGAATTCTTCTAGAACTTTATCAGACTGATAGTATCTTACTTTTTTAGACATCTTTATTAGAACCAATGCACCAGTAGTTGTATCTATTAGCCTGCATCTGTCAAGGACTAAATGCAGAGACTAAAATTATATTTTACCTTTATAGATATAAAGAGAAGTAGAGGGTACTGTTAGTTATTACTAGTAGTATTATAAGTATTATAAGTATTATAAGTAGAAGACTACTAGTATTAGCTAACAGTATTACTTATAAGTACTACTTACAGTCTATACTAAAAGGCTTTACTAGTAGTATATACTAACAGTATTAATTATATGGATACCCGCACTTTTGTCAAGCCCTTATTTATACTAAATGTGATCACGAATTGTTACAACTATGTTACAAGTATGTTACCTCACCCCTAAAGTGTTACAAGAATCTTAATAAATGCTTCAACCTGTAATACTTGTAAACCATAAATTTCCATAAGTGGTTAACAGAACCGTTTTTACCCCCCGCTGTCATTGGGCATATACATATAGCGTACACCCCCGCCCTGGCCCACGCCCCCTACCCCAAGCGACACTCGGTTATATCCAGGATCTCTTATATAAACAAGCTCTTATGTATCGATGGTTTAATATTAAACTATTATTTCCAAAAGTAGTTTAACGTTAAACTAAATGTTTTGTCATATGGTTTAACCTTAAACTAGTTTGGGTTTAGCTCTAAGAATTTTCAGCTTGTGATCACAAATAGTGAAAGCATCTATAACCCCTAGAATTTTGTGATCACATTTGGAAAATCTTATCGCCTATTATATAGTCAAAAACATAATGGGAAATTAATTTGAAAAAACTTTATTGAACCACTTGCAATTCCATTCTTGATGATTATCTTCCTAACAAGAGATAACAGAAAACAGAAAGAGAGTTTCAATATGGAAAAGCTAACACTCAAAAAATCAATTGAGGAAAGTGGGAAAGTATCTTTGGGCAATACTAAAATGCCTTCTACTACTTTCGCCATAAGCGCAAAGCATTGCAATGTAGGTGGCAAGCTTGTTGATATTGAGGGTTCCACTTGTTCACGATGCTATGCCCTAAAGCTTCAGAAACTTAGGCCTTCAGTAGATACAGGCTGGACTAACAATCTGTTTAAAGCGGTTAAGATGATCAAAGAAAATCCAAAGCTTTGGGCAAAAATGGTATCTTTCCAAATAGAGAGAGGATGCAAAAAGCTTGGGGTAAACTATCACAGGTGGTTTGATAGTGGAGACCTGCAATCTGTTGATATGCTCCACGCAATCGCTTTATCAGCTGAATTGACACCTACTATAAAGCATTGGTTGCCAACAAGAGAGGCCAAGCTTGTGAAGCAATACCGCAAGCAATACGGCACAGAACCCAGCAATTTGGTGATCCGTGTGAGTGCTACCATGATAAGCGACAAGCCAATCAAGGGACACGATAACACTTCTACAGTCCACAGAAAAGGTGAGGCAATACATGGTAAAGAGTGCCTTGCCTATCGCACCAACAAGGATGCAAAGGTAGTGCCTTCTGAAGCTTTCAAAGTAATGACAAGAGCAGAAAAGAAAGAGCAAGATTTTGGGCACTGTGGTGATTGCCGTGCCTGCTGGTCAAAAGATGTAGCAAATATCTCGTATCCCTTGCACTAATAGAAAGAGGTGAGAAAATGCCAATCGGTTTTGTGGTAGCAATGCCCCTAGTTTTTGGAATAGTTTTGGGCCTGATTGTTTGGGCTGGTGTAAAAGAGAGAGAGGAATAAAAAATGGCACGTTTAGACATAGACACGACCACGCTAGAGGTAGCAGGCAGGGCTTTGGCTCTATTTAAAGAGCAATACCCTGAAAGAATTACTGTTTGGGCAGAAACAGCCGATGGTCAGTTAGACATAAAGATAGGTAGCATTCACAAGCACAAGAGCGAGAGGGGTGGATCTATGCGTCACCATGTCTACTTTAATAAGACAAGAACACTGTTGGAGGTGTAGATATGGATTGGATCAAAGACGCTATAGCATTGCTTTGCCTATGTGCCACTGGCTATGCTCTACTACTAATCGGCTACGGCCTAGGATATTAAAGGGGAAAGAAAATGGGAAAAGTTAACGCACTATTTCAGGACGCACAGGAAGCAAGAGAGGAAGCACAGATGCACTTTCCAAACTATCTGATCACAGATGTACCTCATGAAAATTATGACAACTATGACATGCTCAACAAACTCTTTCATGCATTGGCACCGCATGGCTGGGAGAATAGCACTTGGAAAAATGACACCTGCCCATCACTCCAGAAAGAGGAAATTCATGGCAATGTGTGCAGGATCTTTGTGGACTACTTGAACCCTGACATGCGAGAAGATCCAAGCTGGGCTTTGCTGGCCTATACTGTAGAGGATCGGGAAGGGTATCTTGTCCTGCAAGAGGGCTTTGACAATGTGGACAAGCTCATAATTTTCCTGACAAAGACTATCAACTGAGAGGGTAAGACCATGACAAAAGGTATCGTAATCAGCCTCTATGACTTCACAGGCGAGGCACTTAAACCATGGGCAGAGGCGGGGTATACCTGTCACGCCTTTGACATTCAACATGACGAGGCTGGCTGGGTTGATCGCTTTGATGGCGGGGGATCTATCCGATTTCATAAATCTGACCTACACAACTACGGAAACATCGTAGCACTTAAAGAGGCCTTTGAAGATAAAAACGTAGTGTTTGGCATGGCCTTCCCTGTCTGTACTGACATGGCTGTATCAGGTGCGGCACACTTCAAGCGCAAGGCAGAGGCTGACCCATTGTTTCAGATTAAGGCAGTCAGCCATGCCATGAGATGCGGAGAGCTATTTGATGCGCTGGGTGTCCCTTACTTTGTGGAGAACCCTGTCAGTGTACTGGCTACCAAGTGGCGCAAGCCTGACCATAGCTTCCACCCTTATGAGTATGGTGGGTACATCCATGACGATCAGGCAGAGCATCCACGTTGGCCTGAGTATATCGCAGCCAAAGATGCCTACCCTAAAAAGACATGCTTGTGGACAGGCAATGGCTTTGTGATGCCGTGGGCTGATCCAGTTCAACCTGAGGATGGGTATAGTAAGCAACACAAAAAGTTGGGCGGTAAGTCACAGCGCACCAAAGATATACGATCTGCCACACCCCGTGGCTTTGCTAAGGCAGTATATGAATTTAACAGCCAATCAGTAGAGGAGATGGCGTAATGACTAAGACAATAGAGAAGATCAGAGACTTGGGTTATGGCTGGACAGGTACACTGTACAGTGATGGTACAATGCGAGTGCAGGGTGACCTGCAAGGGAGTGACTGCATTGACCTACCCAAGGCAAGTGTGGACAGGTTGTCTCGTATCTTTCGAGAGATCCAAAGTGGTATCACTATTCAAGTAGAAGAGGAGGTGGAATAATGGATAAGCTAGAACTGTACACGAGTGAACTGTTGATGCTCAAGGATCTACTTGAGGGTGACATGGAGCAAACATCATGGGGCGAGGTTGAGTATGATGACGTTGAGCTCATGCAATACTATCTTGATCGTGCAAAAGTATTAGTAAAAGTAAAGGAACTGATCAATGACTAAGAAGACAATCAAAACAGAACTAACTCGTGACGAAGTACGCATACTACTCGAAGTCTACAACTGTATGGACAGCATTGTAGATGACACAATGGAGATGATGGATGTACGACTGTCACAACTCAGTGACCTGCGTGATAAGTGTTGCGCACTGAGAGACATGTTTGACTTTCGCCCACCTGTAAATGATGAAGGTAATCCTAACCACTGGCGGCCAAGGGTGTTACCTGATGACCCTACCGCTTGGTACTATGTAAAAGAGGAGACAGAGTAATGCGAGTAGAATTGAGATCAGTACTTCACGATGACTTGATGTCAGACTGTGGTAACTGTTATCAAGCGGAGGTCTACCTAAACGATAGGCCTTTCGCTCACCTACAAAACGATGGCACAGGCGAGGAGACAGACATCAAACCACACCATCTATTCCAAGGGACAAGGAGGCAATGGAATTACTGGAGGGAGGTCATCAACAAACACCTGTACGTTGAGTCAGAGGATGCAGTCCTGGACAGCAGCTATGGGTGGGAAGACTCTCTTTTAAGTTGGGCTGACGGTGTGTTAAAAAAGCAACACCCTTGGGTCTCAGCTAGTACATCACCGACAGAGCAGCGAGACTTTGATCTGTTCATGAAACAGTAAGGCTAATGCAATTAAAACAGTAGGCTGTAAGGCTTACTTAAAGTGAAAGGTTTGATTGTAAATGCCTGTGTATGAGTTGATAGCAATAGGTACCACAGTAGTGTTCTGGTGTGTGGTCTACCTAATCTATAAAAAAGATGAATAGGGTACTTGAAATACAGAAGGAGGTGCCTACGTTAATACTGTTAGTAGTACTGTTAGTATTACCCTTGGTATTTATTTCTTTTATAGAAAATAATACTTATAGATACTAACAGTATATACTAATAGTACATCTACTACTGGTCTGCATTTAATTAAAAGGATAAAAGCAATGGCAGACGATAAGAAAGACGAAGAGTTACCACTAACAGAGTACGATGATGTTACTCATTGGGTGGGCAAGATGGAGAAAGACAATGGACAAAAGACTAGTACTTCTGGACAGACACATAGGGAGCCTACAAAAGGAGAGGGACGACCTTGAGTGGTCAGGTGAGTACGCTCGATCAGACTTCCTTCAAAAACTTATTGACGATGCAATTCAAATGAGGGATAAGGGTGACACTCACTACCCCTTGTTCTAAAGATACCACCCTTAGCTCAACTGGATAGAGCAAATGCCTTCTAAGCATTAGGTTGCAGGTTCGAGTCCTGCAGGGTGGGCCAAACAAAAAAGGATACACACTTTGGAAACACTTGACATCATTCTTCTAGGCTATGGGGTTATCCTTGCTTACTTGGTTTGGGAGAACATTCAGTTACGAAACAACGTGGAAGAGAATTCTGGATTAATTGACGAGCTAATCTCTAAGCACAATCTTTTGGGTGATGAATTTGGAGAATTTTTGGACATGATCGAGGACGGTCTAAAAGCAAGGGAGGAGAAGGACAATGGTTAATACTTGGTTGTTGATATGGTTTGTCTTTGTACCTGAGTTAGGTATAAAGTATTACCACTTAGGCACATACGAGAACGAGACCTTCTGCAGTACTGCACTCAGAGATGCAGCGGTAATGGTCAACGATAAGAATGAAACAGTAGAATGTATAGGGGTACAGGTAGATGGGTAAGGCAATTATTAAAACATTGGAAGGCCCTAAGTGGGCATATACTCGACACGCCACGACTACTTACAGATCCGTAACTAAAACTTCGCTAAGGAAAAACCCAAAGAAACCAAAAGCATTGAGAGGTAGACCCTGATGTCAATTAAAGCAACATACATAGACCACATGGGTACAGACTTGACAGTAGCTAACGCTGCACGGGTATCCTTTGGTAAGGTGAGTGAGATGGAAGACGATCCTTGGGGGCCACCTAAGCTCAAGAAGAAAGACGATAAGCTGATCCGTTATCTAGCCAGGCACAAGCACATCAGTCCATTCGGTCACTGCTTTGCCAGCTTTCACATCAAGGCTCCTGTGTTTGTAGCACGGCAGCTAGTCAAGCATAAGTTCTTGAGATGGAACGAAATATCTAGGCGCTACGTTGATGATGAGCCTGAGTTCTATGTGCCTGATGTATGGAGAGGGCGTAGTAAAGACAAAAAGCAGGGAAGCTATGGTGATGTCACTGATTACGCAATGAACTTTGTTTGGTGGGACGATTATAAATTAGGTGACCAGATAGAGTTTTATAAAAAAGGTGTCGTGGCTATGTACAAAAGAATGATAGAGATAGGCATAGCACCGGAGCAAGCACGTATGGTACTACCACAAAGCACTATGACTGAGTGGTACTGGAGTGGTAGCCTTGATGCCTTCGCTGACATGTGTAACCTACGCTGCAAGTCTGACACTCAGGCAGAGACACGGCAGGTAGCACAACAGATTGATCGTAAGATGATTGAGCTATTCCCTGTATCGTGGGATGCACTTACGGAGGATGACGATGATAAAGAGTGAATGGAATCGTCTAATAAAAGAACGTGAAGACTTTAAGGAGAGTGTATTGGCAGAGCATACATCAGACATAGTGAATGAACCTAAACACTATGCACGGTGGGCCATTGAACCCATCACATACATCATGCGTAATGGTTTTGAGTTCTGGCGGGGCAACATCGTTAAGTACGCCAGCCGTGCAGGCTACAAGATGTACGAGGGTAAGACGCAGGTTGAGAGTGAGATCATTGACTTGGAGAAAGTTATCAGGTACTCACAGATGCGTATCAATCAACTTAATGGGGAGGAGAAACTCTAGTGAATATCTTACTATCCATTCTTCTTGTCCTTGTTTTATTCTAGGAGGCGGTATGTTTACAGTTGAGTTTGAACCGGACGCAGCAATCATTCAAAGCCTTGACGAAACAGGGAACATGAATGACGTTGAGATGATTATAGCGGAGGAAGGTGTTGTGTATATACGACAGTGGGATGATAGTTTAGAGAAGTACGAGATGCTTGTCATGACATACCAACAGCTTCTTGATATAATACTTTCTCTAAAGCAGACAGAAGGTCTTTTTCAAATAGTACCAAGAGGATAGAGAGATGGACAACACAGACACACAACAGTTAGACCACTACATGCAGGAGAATAACCTGTCAAAGGAAGACGTTCTTCTCATAGTTCAACGTCATGTGAATGACTTACAGTTCGAGAGAGACTTGGACGAAGCTTACAACAAAGACGAGTGGGATGACTGGTCAGAAGGAGACATGGTATGATAGCCTCAGAAGAAAAGAAGTTTGATGT